GAGATGAACAAAGATTTACTAGAGTTACAGAAAAGAAAAAAAGAGCTTGCACCTCAATCTGAAACTAGTAAAGGAGTCAACATAGATAAAGCAGTCTTTGTTGGCTCCACTAACGAATTACTTAAAATGATTAAAGGAAATAAATAAAATTATGGAACAACTAATCGAACAAATGAAAGTCATTTTGGGTACAAACTTTGGTTTGTATTTCAAAGCACACACCTTTCATTGGAATGTAGAGGGTCCAGACTTTGCACAGTATCATGGTTTCTTAGGAGACTTTTATGAGGCAGTGTTTGATCAGACCGATTCAATTGCCGAACACATTCGTGCGTTGAATTCATATGCACCAACAACACTTGCACGAATGATGGAACTATCAAAGGTTCAAGACATCGTTGCTATTCCTTCACCGCTTGTTATGATGTCAGAACTTGCTCAAGACAACGACAAGTATATCATGGAGTTGCGTACAGGTATCGCAATTGCTGATGCCGCCGACGAACCTGCGGTAGGTAATTTTTTACAAGACATTCTGGATGCACATCAAAAACATGGTTGGATGTTAAAGAGTTTTACACGATAAATCATGGATGACGGATACCTTGGTAATGCCCGACTTAAAAGAGTCGGTGTTGAAATATCCTATACCGAAGAACAATTAAAAGAAATTGTAAAATGCACCGAAGATCCGGTGTACTTTATTAAGACCTATGTTAAAATTGTTAATGTAGATAAAGGTCTTGTTCCTTTTGATATGTGGCCATTTCAGGAAGAGATGGTCACACAATTTCATAACAATCGTTTTGTCATTGCAAAGATGCCACGACAGGTTGGTAAAACAACCACGACTGTTGGCTATATGCTTTGGTCTGCATTGTTCAACGAAGAATTTGTAATTGGTATTCTTGCCAACAAACTTCAACTTGCACAAGACATTCTTGCCAAGATACAGAAAGCCTATGAGTATTTACCCATGTGGCTTCAGCAAGGTATCATTAACTGGAACAAGCGTTCAATTGAATTAGAGAACGGATCAAAGATTTATGCGTATGCAACATCAGCCGCAGGTGTTCGAGGTGGTTCATACAATCTAATCTTTCTTGATGAATTCGCATTCGTACCACACAACATGGCAGTAGACTTCTTTACTTCTACTTACCCTGTTATTTCATCTGGTAAAACATCTAAAGTAATTATTGTTTCTACACCGAATGGCCTAAATCTGTTCTATAAGATGTGGACAGATGCTTTAGAAGGTCGTTCACTCTATAAGACACTTGAGATTCACTGGTCAATGGTACCAGGTCGTGACGAAAAGTGGAAAGAAGAAACGATACGAAACACTTCTGAAGAGCAGTTCAGACAGGAATTCGAAACAGAGTTTATTGGTTCTTCAGCAACATTGATTTCTGGTTCTAAACTCCGTTCATTGGCGTTCTACGACCCGATGCGTGTTGAAGATGATGGTCACTTGTTTGTGTATGAAGACCCACGACCAGGTAGAATATACATCGCTACCGTAGACTGTTCAGAAGGTGTTGGTATGGACTATCACACCATTAATATTATTGATGCTACAGAAGCACCGTACAAACAAGTTGCACGATATCGCAACAATAAGTTGCCGTTATTGTTTTTGCCCACAGCAATTTATGCTTTGGCCAATCGTTACAACCAGGCTTATGTGTTGATCGAAACAAACAATGTAGGTCAGCAAGTGGTAGATATTTTACACTACGACCTAGAGTATGAGAACATCTATAAGTTGGAGCATCATCACATCAAAGGTCAAAGTATTTCTGCTGGTTTCAAACGCTCAGTGGCTTTTGGTGTAAAGACAACCAAATCAGTCAAGAAAATTGGTTGTGCTAACCTCAAGACACTGATTGAAAACGACAAACTAATTATCAATGACTTTGATACCATCGCAGAATTGAATACTTTTGTCCGAACAAGAGATACCTATGCTGCTGAAGAAGGTAACAATGATGATATCGTGATGGGTTTGGTACTTTATGCGTGGCTGACAGCCCAGACTTTCTTCAAAGACGAAACAAGAATTGACATTCGTAAGATTATGTTAGAAGAGCAAAATATGTTGGGAGAAGAAAATATGTTACCGTTCGGTTTTATTGAAGACGGTCTGCGTAGAGAGATGGAAGTGGAAGACGGAGACATGTGGGAGCCACCTGCGGGTTATTTATCATCAAGTTTGTAAAAAACTAAATAGACAATAAAAAGAATATTGACCCAACAATAAAAGGAGAAATCCAATGGCATTTCAATTATCACCTGGAGTGAATGTATCAGAGATCGATCTGACTACAGTTATTCCTTCAGTTGCCACTTCTACTGGCGCTTTTGCAGGACCTTTTAATTGGGGACCATGTGGTGTTGTAACAACTATTTCCGATGAAGTTCGACTAGTGGACACATTCGGTAAACCAGATAGCGTTAATTATGAATATTGGTTCTCCGCAGCGAACTTCCTAGCATATGGTAACAATCTAAAAATCGTTCGTGCCACACCAGGTGGTGCTAATAATGCTACCGCAAACGGCGGCGCTTTAGTAATCAAAAACGAAGATGACTGGACAGACAATCACAGCGGATATGCCGATGGTGCATACGGTGGTTGGGCAGCAAAATTCCCTGGCGCATTAGGTAACTCATTGAGAGTTTCGATGGCTGACTTAGGCACATTTGCAACTTGGCCATATCGCTCACAGTTTAACGCAAATACTGGCACTTCATCCTATGTTGCAAGCCGTGGTGGTGCAAATGACGAAGTTCATATCGTTGTTGTTGATCAAGATGGTTTGTGGTCAGGCACAGCAGGTACAGTTCTTGAAAAATATGCCTTCGTTTCAAAAGCATCGGATGCTAAAGACGATTCGGGTAATAGCAACTACTATAAAAATGTAATTTCAAGTAAGTCAAAATATGTATGGTGGGTTGCACATCCAGCAACAGCAAACCTAAGTGCTGGTACAGCATGGGGTTCTACTGCTAACGCATCTTCATTCAAAACAACAACAGCAAATGTAGATTACTCACTGTCAAATGGTGCAGATGGTTCAGTTGGTGCATCGCAAATTACGACTGCATGGGATTTGTTCAAAAATGCTGAAGCAGTTGATGTATCATTGCTCGTAACTGGTACAGGTAACAGCACAATTGCTACACACGTTATCAGTAATGTTGCAGAAACTCGTAAAGACTGCGTTGCATTTATTTCACCAGAAAAAGCAGACGTTGTTGACAACGCCGGCAGTGAAGCAACTGATGTTACAGCATTCCGTGATACGCTGACATCATCTTCATATGCAGTAATTGACTCTGGCTACAAATATCAGTACGACAAATACAACGATGTTTACCGTTGGATCCCATTGAACGGTGATATTGCTGGTCTGTGTGTTCGTACAGATAATGAACGTGACCCTTGGTTCTCACCTGGTGGTATGAATCGTGGTCAAATCAAAAATGTAATTAAACTTGCATGGAATCCAACAAAAGCAGAACGTGATACACTGTATCTCAAAGGTGTTAATCCTGTTGTTTCTTTCCCAGGTGAAGGCACAGTTCTTTATGGTGATAAAACAATGCTTGCGAAACCAAGTGCATTTGATCGCATTAATGTTCGTCGTTTGTTTATCACAATTGAAAAAGCAATTGCACGTGCAGCACGTTTCTCTCTGTTTGAATTCAACGATCAGTTTACTCGTGCCCAGTTTGTCGCTCTTGTAGAACCTTACCTGCGTGATGTTCAAGGTCGTCGTGGTATTACTGACTTCCGTGTAGTCTGTGATGACACTAACAACACAGCAGAAATTATTGATCGTAATGAGTTTGTTGGTGACATTTATATCAAACCTGCTCGTTCTATTAACTTCATTCAACTTAACTTCGTGGCAGTACGCACAGGCGTAAGTTTCAATGAGGTAGTAGGTTCAGTCTAAATAAAAGAGAAACAGGAGAAAATTAAATGGCATTTAACGTAAATCAGT